GCGGCGAACGTCTGTTCAAGCGAGGCGAGCCGCTTGTCCTGGTCGTCGAGCTTGCCCATGAGCTGATTGAACTGCTGTTCGTTCATGGTGTCCTCTTCGGGTTCGGGGGTTGCCCCCTGGTTGTGGAGAATATTGAGGCCGAATTTCCGCATGGCGTTGGTGAACCATGACGGGGCTTCAGTGTCCGACTGGCCTTCCTGCAGGTCGCCGAGTTCGACGCCGTCAACAAAAAGGTCGTCGGGGTTCTGCTTGCGGTGGGAGAAATGGAGTTCCGAGGTGCCGAGACTGGCCGGGATGTCCGTCACGGCAAGGCCGGTCAGGTAACACTTGCCGGATTTTGCAAAGTCGGGGGTCAGCTCCATGGAGGTGAACAGCTTCTGCTTGTTCTTGTTCTGGGACAGCAACCATTCGTTGGGCTGCAGCTTGGCGTACAGGCTGACAATGCCGTCTTTTTCTTCGGTTTTCAGCGCGACGACTTTGCCGAAGTTGCCGTAAAATCGGAAATGGTCGATCCAGATCACGGCGGTGTATTTCGCGGGATCGTATCCCTCGGCAGCATCAAGCAGCCATTGGCCTTCGATCTCCCGTCCGTCCATGGTTGGACCGGACTGCCCTATCTTTTTCCAATCGGTGGTGAATGTATTCGGCATGGCGCAAGAGTACGCGTGGTGGAAAAGTAGATGCAATAAAAGCAATTCCTAGGCATGCAAAAACGGAATTGAATAAGGCGCATACTCTATAATGGCAATGTATTGATACTGCATGAATCAGCATGCAGATGAAGTCATACAGGCTGCCAAGTCGCTTTACTTGAAAGGAAACAAGGTCGGTGAGATTTGCAAGACCTTGTCCATCCCGAAACGGACGGTGTACCATTGGCGTAATATAGGACAATGGGACGATCTGTTTGTTGATGAGTCGGCAGTGCATTGCGTGGCCCGTCGATATACCGTGCTGGTGGAGCGTGAGGACAAGACTTCCGGCGAGCTGAAGGAAATGGACCGGCTCCTGGATCACATGCTGCGCCTACGCGAGATGAAGATCCGGGAAATGGAAGCCGCCAATGAGGAGCGCGACCAAGGCAAGCCGGTCGTGGGTGGCCGGACGCGCCGCCCGAAAAAGAAGCGCGGCAAGGTCATCAAGAATGATGTCTCCCACCTGACTGCCAAGGACTTCGAAGAGAAGTTCCACGCCCATTACTATGAATATCAGCACGAGCTGCGCCGGAATAAACACCACCGAACCCGCAATATTCTGAAGTCCCGCCAGATCGGAGCCACCTGGTACTTTGCCCAGGAGGCCTTCGAGGACGCCACGCTTACGGGCGACAATCAGATTTTCCTTTCAGCTACGCGCAGGCAGGCGGACGTGTTCCGCGCCTACATCGTGGCCGTGGCAAAAGAGAAATTCGACATCGAGCTGAAGGGCAAGGATGAGATAGTCCTGCACACGGCCAAAGGTCCGGCCACGCTCTATTTCCTGTCCAATAATTCCAAGTCCGCGCAGTCCTATCATGGGCATGTGTACATCGATGAATATTTCTGGATCACGAAATTCAACGAGCTGTACAAGGTCGCCACCGGCATGGCCGCGCACAAGAAGTGGCGGCGCACCTTGTTCTCCACGCCGTCCGCAGTCACCCACCAGGCGTATGACCTGTGGACCGGCGACCGCTACAACAAACGATGGAAGCGCAAAAACAAGCGCAAGGAATTCCCATCTTTCAAGGAATGTCAGGCCGGGGCCATCGGGCCGGATAATGCGTGGCGATATGTCATTACCCTGAAGGACGCGGAAAAGGGCGGCTGTGATCTGTTCGACAGTGACGAGCTGCGCCTGGAATACAGCCCCGACGAATTCCGCAACCTGTTCATGTGCGAGTTTGTGGATGACACGCAGGCCGTGTTCAAGCTTCACGATCTGGAAGCCTGTTATTGCGACATTGACGACTGGACAGACTTTGATCCGGACGCGCTGCGTCCATTCGGCGACATGCCGGTGTGGGGTGGCTATGACCCCAGCCGTCACCGGGATGATTCTTCCTTTGTTATTCTTGCGCCGCCGCTCAAGCCGGGCGGAAAGTTTCGGATATTGGCCCGGTTTAAATGGGTCAATAAGTCTTTTTCCTGGCAGGCTGATCAGATTGAGGAACTGACCAAACGTTTCAATTTCGTCCATATCGGCATCGATGTCACCGGGCCGGGGTATGGCGTGTATGAAAACGTGAAGGCGTTCTTCCCGGCAGCCATGCCCATCCATTACAGCCTCACCACCAAAATAGAATTGGTCCTGAAGGGCAAGGATGTCATCGAGAACGGACGCCTTGAATGGGACGCGGGGCAGTCCGATATTGCCCACGCCTTCCTGACCATCCGGCAGGACTCCACGCCGAGCGGCATGGTCACATACTCGGCAGGACGTACCGAGGCCACCGGCCATGCGGACGTGGCCTGGGCCATCATGCACGCCCTCTACAACGAACCCCTGAACGTGAAGCATAAACAAAAAGTCGTCATTGCCTGACAACAATAAGGAGCATCCATGAGCGATTCCCAGATATTTACTTTTGGCGAGCCAGAGCCGGTTCTGGATGGTGCCATCTATGACAATCTCGGCGCGTATCTGTGGGACAATGGGCGATACTATGAAACGCCTGTCCCGCTGACCGGCCTTGCCCGGCTCCTGCGCGCCAATGCCTATCATGGCCCGGCCCTAGGGTTCAAAACCCAGCAGGTCATGCGCGGCTTTCAGGCTTCAAATGCGGTCAGTCGCAAGGCCATGCGCGCCATGGCAAAAGATTATCTGGTCTTTGAAAACGGGTATTTCCAGAAGGTCCGCAATTTCTTCGGTGAAGTGGTGGAACTGAAACATCTCCCGGCGATCAACATGCGGCGCATGAAGGAACCGGACACCTTTTGCATGCTTCAGATCCACGGCGAGCTGCTGCCGTTTGAGCAAGGCGAAGTCCTGCACATCAAGAGCTATGACGTCAGCCAGACTATTTACGGCCTGCCGGAATATCTGGGCGCGATCCAGTCCATGTTACTCAACGAGGAGGCCACCCTTTTCCGGCGCAAGTATTATCGAAACGGCGCGCACATGGGCTACGTTTTTAATACTACCGGCAACATCGACAAGGACGCCCAGAAACAACTGAAAGAAAAGATCAAAGGCACCAAAGGGTTGGGAAACTTCCGGTCCATGTATGTCCATATCCCTGACGGCAACAAGGATTCCATTCAGATCCTGCCGGTGGGTGATTTCTCCACCAAAGATGAATTAAAAAAAATCAAGGATCTGTCACGGGATGACATTATCGCGGCCCACCGCATGCCCCCGGCCCTGGCCTGTCTCATTCCGCAGAATCAAACCGGCTTCGGCGACATCGTCAAGATCGACGCCGTGTATCAGAAAAACGAGATCCACCCCATTCAAGACGAGCTGGCCGAGGATATCAATGAAGTCCTCTTGCAGCGTGACCGAATCTCGTTTGACCGTGAAACTGAAAATCAGGCAATGTGATGAATCGACAAGGAAAACACCATGGCATTCAGAGTATATTGTCCCACATGCGGCAAGGTCGCCAGGATCACCAGCTCCAACAATATGAACCTGCAACTCAAGCAGGCCTATTGCACCTGCTCGAACCCGGAATGCGGCCACACGTTCGTGATGAATGTCGAGTTTGACCACACCCTCAGTCCCTCGGCCCTGTCCATCCCGGAAGGATTGCGCAAGCAGATCCAGGAGACGGACCCCGCCCACCAGGCTTCCTTGTTTCAGGACATGGGCATCGGCTGAACCTCATATAAAAGCAAAGCCCCGGCATGATAGCCAGGGCTTGTAACTAAGCGGAGTAGGCGAGGACGGCAAAAGCGTCCCCACTGGAACGGTGCAGCAACACCGAACCACGACCGAGGCCGCTACTCCTTCCCCTTTCGGGGTTCGAGGGTGGTAGCAGTCACGGCACAACCTGTAAAGGTATAGACCTCATGAAAAGTCCCCTCTCTTGGGTTGGCGGAAAATCGAAACTCGCCAACCAGATCCTCACACTCATTCCCGAACACAAGCACTATGCCGAAGCCTTTGCCGGAGCCGGTTGGGTTTTCTTCCGTAAGGATCCTAGCAAGCACGAAAGCATGAATGACATCAACGGCGACCTAGTCAGTTTTTACCGTATTCTCCAGAACCACCTGGAGGAATTCTGCAAGCAATTTAAATTTATCCTTTCATCCAGAGAAACGTTTTCTGATTTCAAGGAACAGATGGAAGCTGGAGGTTTGACAGATATCCAACGGGCTGCACGTTTCTATTACCTGCAACGGCATTCCTTTGGTGGTAAAGTCACAAGCCGGACTTTCGGAGTGGGAGTCGATAAATATCCTCCCATCAATTTGTTGCGGCTAGAGACAGAGCTTTCAGAAGTCCATCTGCGCCTGGCGCGTGTGACCGTGGAGAACCTGCCCTGGGCTGATTACCTCCGGCGATATGATCGGGCCGAAACGTTCTTCTATTTGGATCCGCCATACTACGGCACCGAACATTTTTATGGTCGGGGGCTATTCAACAAGGAAGACTTCCACAAGCTGGCCGCGCAGCTGGCTGACCTGAAGGGGAAATTCCTCTTGTCGCTCAACGACTGCCCGGAGATCCGAAAAACGTTCGCCGCCTTTGACATCATGGGAACCAAAACCAAGTACACAGTAGGTGGAGGAAACAAGACCAAAACGGCAGGCGAGGTTTTTATCAAAAATTATTAGGAGAATGAGAAAGCCCCGGCCATTGACCGGGGCTTTTGTTCTAGGCATCAGGAATTTTTAATCCGTGGTGATTACATGCGACTTCGATAAATCTACGGGTAAGACCGCAGTCCATCCAATTCTTTTCCATAAGATGGTGAACCCATCCGAGAATTGTCCCATGAGAGTCACAACGGTCAAGTGCAATAGAATACTCGTAGCGAACATTTAGGACTAAGTGGTCATCCTTAATGTAGACGGCCTTATCAAGCCGTTCTTTTTCTTGCCGACCGGCTCTTCTCCAATCCATTTCTTGAAGATTTTCA